TGCAATGCCGGCTAAATAATTTTTACGAGCATTTTTCAATTGCTCAACAGAAAATGCCCAATTTTTCTTATTAACCATGCCGTATGAAACTCTGAGGGCTTTAATCATTTGTTCCGGAGCGAGCGCGCGCATATAATCGGCACTAACCTCCGGAGACGCCCACGAATCAAAGCCAAATTCTTCTGGTGTCATTTCAGGAACTTCTTTTTCATAATCTTCAGCATATTCTGTGCCTAGGTTGTTAAATTTTACGATTAAGCTTTCCAAAAATAATTTAACTTGCGTCTTAACGTCGTTCATACTTATTTTTGTAATAATACCAGAATTTACTAATTCAGCTTTAAAAGTTGCTTGATTGATTCCGTCCGGAACTTTATCAAAAAACACCTCCTCTGGCATATATGATTTATTTATTATATTGATATACCAAGACGGTCCAGATTCATTCTCCGTCTTTTTTTTCAATGACAAATTTGCTTTTTGCAATCTAGCTTCATTATATTTAAGAATATAATCTGTTAAGAGGTCGTTAGTGTAAGATATCAATCTATGATCTATCTTACTTAAAATACTTTTTAATTCGTTTTTGTACTTCTCATTAAATCCATTATCTTCGCTCAAAGAGTCTACTTGTTCAATTAAGATGTCTCTTAGCACCAAATTACTAAAAGCTGAAAACCTTCCTATAAATTGATTGCCTAGTTTTCTATTTTCCAAATAATCGGAACCCTCAATAAAATATTTAAAAAGAGTTTTCGCATCTTTCACAGGTGGTTGAGATATTCGTCGCTTTTCTAATAAATTAAAATATTTTTTCTGAAAAAGTTTGTCACTTGGTTCCTCTAGCTTAAATAATTCAAAGTAAGTTTTTGGGACTTTGATTGAGAAGTTTTCAGTAAACTTATTCTGCATATCTTTAGCCCTTGAAATGTCTTCTCCCTCTGGTGTTTCTGAAAGCCATAATGAGAATTTCTTTCGAGTTCCAGTTACAAATTGCCCTGCTTTGCTCTGTTCTGATATTAAACTTGAGGGTATGAATATTTTATTATCTTTTACGGGTAATCGGATATAAGAACGAGCTTTTTCAGCACCACCGGACAAAAACAAATCCAAAAGAGACTCTACATTAATAACAAAATTAAAAAAATCGACCGCACCACTCACATTTAGTCCAGTTCCAAAAGTCCTCTTGATAGCGACTAAATAAAATATATTTTTATATGATTCATCCCCGCGAGCCAAGTCGTTTATTAAATCGGTATATGAACCCTTTACAGCACCACCCGGTTTTAATAATTTAAGGCTAACCGGAATCCCTTCATCAGTGGTTAAGTCGGCGATTGTTTGTTGGCCTGTTGGCACTTGTTTTCCGCCCAACAAAATTGATATAAAAGACTCAAAAACAAAACCAGCAGGAGAAGCTCCAAAATTTCGAACGATTTCTGTTAAAGTTTTGTATGCCATTATCAAGTTAAGGTTGTTATCAATATCCGTCTGTTCTTGTGGCAGAACCTCTTTTAGATTGCGCTCATCAAATTCCCTAGGGAATACGCTAGATATTCTCCTAATTGTTCTTTTAAGAGAATCGGGATATGACATTTGGGTTTCTATATAAGGCTCTAATAGTGTCTCCATTCTAGATCTGGCACTAATCGCGGCGGCACCATCAATTTCTTGAACTTCGCCATCCGGATTTGCCCAGCCCAATTCACTTACATTTACGTTTGGCAAATTACTATATGTTATTGATAAGTTTCTAAGGGCTTCGCGCTCCACAATAAGATTATTGTCAGATGCATATTGCCCCAATGACTCTTGCAAAATCAGCATCTCCTCCACCATTTCTGCGAGCTTTTCAAAAGACATTGGTTCGTTGCCATACGCCTCACTGATTATTTTGTCTAAATCAAACATTTATTAATAACTCCTAAACAATTTCGTCTGCAATTCCATATTCAACTGCTTCTTCTGCTGTTAAATAGACATTTACACCGCGTTCCAGCATATTTCTTAACACAGTTTCGGTCATTTTTGTCTCTGACACCAAACATTTAATATACATTTCTTGCATATTCTTGATTTCTTCTAGCTCATTAATCATGTGATTTAGCTCTCCATGATTACCGGCAGCTACGGAATGAATCATAACTCGACAGTTTTTACCAATCTTTCGCTTACCGTGTGTGCCGGAAGCCAAGATAAGAACACCTGCTGACATTACTTTACCCATTCCAATTGTGCTAATATCTGTAGTTTTTTGCACGTCCTTCATAATGTCGTATAAAGCAAACATGTCATCTGCACTGCCGCCATATGTTGAAACATAAAAATCAATATCTTTTCTTTTATCTTCTTCTTTCTCCGCCTTATTTAAAGCATTCATATAAAGAAGTCCAGTTACCAATTCTGAAACTTTTTCTTCATCTACATTTGAGAAAAGTCCGACAATTCTTAAGTCCAGATCTGGCTTTTGTTCACCGCCCGTTGACAGGACAATAATCTTTTTATCTTCTTCCGTCTCACTGAAAAGATTCTTTACGAAGTTCTTAAGTCGATTAATCATGGTTCTCCTTTTTATGATTATTTATATACGTTAAAATAAATTTTATGTTGTTACCCAGATATCTCATGGCTGAATCCCAATCACTGAAAACGGTTTTTTCAGCATAAGGAGTTGTTTTTTCTAACTCTTTCAAAGCTGACTTCTTAAAGAAGGAAACCTCATCTTCAAAATGAATTTTGGCAGTATAGATATTATGATCTGTGTCATTGTTTTCTATCATTGTTTTTATGCGAAATTCTTTTGCATATGAAAAATGTTCTAAAGACCTCGCCAATATAAATAGTGACAGTAGTTGACTTATTTTTAACATTCTATAAAAAAAGTTAACGCTTTTTCCAAAATAAAATAATAAACAACTGGCCCAGCCAAAAGCAAATAGCGCTATATATAATATTATTTCTGCCATATGATATGTGCTACCCCAAAAAAATAACCACCAGACTATGCTGATGGTTATAATTATAACAGACTAGTAGTGAAATGTCAACGACTTTCTTTCATCAATCGTGCGAAGATTCTATCGGTGAGGGCGTCTGCGCGCTTGTCCAAAGACTCAGCTTGCTTCTTCTCCTCGTTGATACGCTTCATAACGCGCTCTGTTACTGCATTTACAGTCTCAGCCTTGCTACGAGTACGCTTTGCAGGACGACGATTCTCGTTCATTCTGCGTCTAACTCTGCGAGCGATAGCCTCAGCTAACTCGTCCATGTCGGGCATATCCATCTCTGGTTCTTCTGGCATTTCCATATCGAGTGCATCACCCCCTTCTTTTGGTGCCATCTCGTCGCCCATATCAATATCTGTGCTGACTTCTTCCCCAGTAACCTCTTCCAAGGCAGACTCCAAAGCATTCATGAAGTCTTCAATGTCTACCATACCCTCACCAGCGTCGGCGGCTGGCATATCCATGTCCATCTTATCGTCCATGTCGTCCATGTCCATTTCCATTTCATCGGCGGAAACTTCCATCTCCTCGCCACCTTCGTGTGCAGCTTCCTGCATATCGTCACGCATTCCGGGCTCTTCTTCGTCTTCGTGCGCGCCCTCTTCCATATAGTCACGCATTCCAGGCTCGTCCTCATCCTCATCGCGAGCACCGGGCATTGCCTTACCATACATCTCATTTACTGGAGAAATTTTAGCAAGCTTCGCAAACCTACGCATTTCTCCTTCGCTTAAAAGTCGCTTTGTTTTTCTACGAGCCATTATAATTTCTCCTTTAATAAACTCATCAATAAATAGTGGTTACCAATCATAAACACCTAAACTATCATATTTATTTGTTAAAATGGTTTTTAGTCTTGCTAAAGCTTTGGTTTCAATTTGTTTGATTCTAGGAATCGAAACCCCTAATCTTTCAGAAACCTGCTTTAAGGTCATACGTCCGTGTAAATAAATAGATATCTTAGAACAATTATGCTCTTTTTTATAATCAATCCAGTGCCGACAATCTTTTTTTTCACAACAAGAATCTTTTAAAATACACTCAGCAGAACATTTTGGAATCGTGGATTTCATAGGTCCGGAAATTCCGCCTCTATAACATCAAACAAATCTTCCATTTCTTCCTCAGAAAAACCCAGATCATTATAATTTTCTTTGCCCTTCTTTACTAATTGTTCTGCCTTTTCTCTTCTTTTCTTTGAGCGTGTTGCTATTTCTTCAACATAGTTCATTATTCTTGGGTCATCAGTGAGAACGCCTGTTATCATATGGCGAAAAAACTTTGCTTGAGTTATATTTAAATACTTTAATTTTAATACCAACTTGGTGTGTCTATGTAGATTGTCAGTAAATACTATTCTTTTCTCATTATCTTCATTATATCGGTATGCATAATCATCAGACATTATATTGCCTTATTGGTGATATGCGTACCGCTTTCAACAGTGCCAGCGGCTGTCTGCTGTGAAAATTCTGCTTTGAGTCTTAGTTCTTGTATATTTCTGGCTCCGGAGTAACTAAAACCGCTTTTAATATTTCTATGAAGATCTGTTAGAAGTTCATCAGCGTGGCCACGATAAGGGACCACACTTGACACACCTTCAAAAGAGCTATATCGGCCGCGCCAGTTCATTTGAGCTTCCTTGCTGGCCATCCCTCTGTAGACCTTATAAGAGCCGCTAGTGTCCTTTAAAATATCTCCGGGTGTCTCATGTGTGCCGGCCAATAAAGAGCCGCACATTACAGCGTCAGCGCCCGCAGCCAGTGCCTTTACAATATCCCCAGCGTTGCGAATACCACCATCAGCGATAATTCCAACGTCTCGATCCGTTCTGGCACATTCCAAAATAGTTTGAAATCCGGGTAGGCCATGGCCAGTCTGAATTCTAGTGGAACAGATCGATCCGCCACCAATATTACAACGCACAGAATTAGCACCCCAATCAGCCAAATCATTAATCCCAGCTAATGTTGCAACATTTCCAGCCATAATATGTGTTTCTGACGGCAGAGAGTTTCGCAGATTATATAGCGCCTCTTTCATCAGGATATGGTGGCCATGAGCCACGTCAACACAGATATAATCCACTCCAGCAAAAATAAGTGACTGTGCTCTCTCGATATAATCTCCGGTAACCCCCACTGCTGCACCAATTCTTTCTACTCTGCGGTTTCTTTCTGCTGGCTTTGTAGAAATAAAATCCTTTACAACGTCCCTAACAATATTGGTTTGCTCCTCAATGGTATTGTATCTATGAACAATTCCACTGCCACCCATAGTTGCCATGACAAATGCCATAGAAGCCTCTGTAATAGTATCCATAGGCGATGAGATGATTGGAAGTCGCAAACTTAGACCATTGGTAAGGTCGCTGGTAGTATCGATTTCTGAACGACTGCGAACGTCACTATACTTTGGAACAAGCAGTACATCATCATATGATAAACTTTTCTTCATTAAAACTCCTTTAGAAAATTTCTAATGTTGTTACCAGTATACCATGTCTTTTGATCTGGGTCAACTGGTTCATTAATAAAATGACGTTTTGGCAGTTCAGATCCACATTCAATTCTGCAAAGTGTAGGTACACCCTGGAATCCTAGGATATTCTCAATCTCTGGATAGTCAGTGACGTTGAACGCAAAAAAAATTATATCTGAAAACTCATCAGATAAAATATCATAAACTGGCTTTAGCGCTTGACAATAATGACAGCCAGCGCTATAAAACTTAATTATACATTTTGTGGGCTCTTTGACTTGTCCAGACAAAATCTTTTGTAGCCCCCTCTTACTGAGTCTGGTCACCATTTTTCTTGCCCCCTCTGCGCTCTGCACGCCTCTTCTCGGCCTCTTCTTCTTCAACTAGGTGCCAGAGCCTTACGCGCTCTTTTGCAGCCCCTGTATCGGCTCCTAGGCGCTCGTTGAGCCGCTGCACCTGTTCTTGATTTGAGATAGAATTTCTATACTCCTGACGCTGCTCCGCCTCTTCACGCAATTCCTGTCGTCGCTGACGGCTTCTATTGATTCGTCGCTTGCCCATCGTTACCTCCTATTTGTTCGATAGCGTTTTTTGTTTTTGCAATACATTCAGGGCAAAACAGACGAACTGTCTCACCCTTAACAACCACACTCCATGAAAATGCCATTTCCTTATCTTTCTTATTAAATTCTTTAGAGCAGGCATCACATTTATCTGATAGTTTATGAAACAAACTAACTTGATCCGCCATCTTTTGATTCGGATCGCCTTTCTTTCGCTTACGCTCTGCTTCTCTTCTTTGTTTTCTATTCACGCTCCAATGCTCCAAACATTATACCAAATGGCGAAAGCGCAGATGTAAAAACCACAACCGCCGAAGGGAATGGAGCAGAGTTATTAGAGTCTCCAAATTTAAGACGGCCTTTTACAAAGTATATCGCTTGCGCCTTCATTACATAGTCATGCCAATATTTTGTGTCAGTTCTAGCTGGAATAAGACAAACAACCGTTGTATTTGGCTTTTGCCCCTCCATGTATGCCTTTCTGAGCCAGTCTTTAATTGAACGACCATACGGAGGATTCATAAAAACTTTATTGCCAGACCAGTCTTGACTGAGCCCATCCTGCTCCTGTGTAAAATAATTATCTGTTTTATTATTTTGTCCGTCAGAACAGGGGTCCAGCGTGAAAGGCCCGAAAGAATTATTTAACTTATCATAAAAATTTTGTGGAGTAGACCACTCATTTGAATTTGAGCTAAACATCGTTTTTTGTACTTTTTTATCCATCCGTACTCCCCAGTGCTCCATCACCTCTATTGCTGATAGTTATAGCATCGCGGTAGATCTCGCTCTCTGGCACTTCATATAGGCGAAATGGCGGAGTCTGCAAAAGAATTCCTTGTGCAACCTTCATCCCGGGCTCAATCAAATAAATTCTAGGTCCGAAATTATGTAGATTTACAAAAATTTCTCCCTCATAACCGGAATCAACTACGCATGCGCCAACGAGAAGCTGCTTTTTAGCTGCGTTACCGGAGCGATTCTTGATCTCAAAGCAATACCCATATGGGATCTCAAGCTTAATTCCTGTTGGAATCAAGACAGAACCACCAAGAGGAACTTGAAGTCTCCCCTCAGTATCCAAAAAGTTACCCAATGGATCAAAATTATTATAAAAGTTTTCATCCGGGCTGTAAAATAAATCTAAACCCGCATCTGACGGGTTAGCCCGCTCCGGGGTATAAACCCCGTCACGGACTTTTGAATACTTGAGAATCATTAGTTAGACTCTCCCGTATCGAGAACATTTGGCAGACTCATCGTGGCTTCAGGACCGCGAGTGGCACCTGAGAACATCTCGACTTGCTCAAAAAGATCGTCAAGATCCAGCTTACCGCGATTGGCTTGCACTACAAGTCGCCAAGCACGAACCGTAGCAGCAATCTCATGAGTGGTCAAATAACCCTGATCACGGAATGAATCACGTAGGGCACGCTTCTGCTCCTTATAAACTTCCATCTCGTCTTCAATCTCGACCAACTGGCGGATATATTCCCGGGCGTAGTTTCTCTTTTCTTCGTGTGATGCCATTTTTGAACTCCTCTTTTAAGGCTCTCTTAGTATAGCAAAAGTTTTTTCTGCTGTCAAGTTTTTTATTTAAAAATGTATTTATTATTTTGTTGCTGATAGTTATTACTAGGAAGCGGAGGTTTGCCGTGTGATTAAGAGGGCTGCTCTACTATTATTAAGTTTTTTCATCGCAGCCTGCGCGCCAGATTACGGCATACTACCCCCAGACCAAAAAATATTTTATCATCACGAACAAGATACCGCCAGTGAAGGTGACGTTTGGGTTGACTCAATGTTCCAAAGACAAACAACTAACGGTATAGATATTGTTTGGGTTATCGATCAGAGCGGGTCTATGGACGATGACTCCGAAAGAATTTTGTTAGGTATCGAAGCTATGCTGAATGCACTACCAGAATCAGGGTGGAGATTAAATATTATTTCTACTGATCCGGAGTCTGCTTTAAATTATGAGCTATTTCCAATTATCCCGGGTGATAGCCTTGATATGCTTAACACTTTGTTCCTCAATATGCAGGTGTTGGCCGGAACAGAGGAAAAAGGTTTTCTAGCTCTTTACAATTATATTATATATAATAATTATTCAGACTGGTGGATGAGAGAAAATGCAGCCTTGCTGGTAGTATTCGTCTCCGATGAAGATGAGCAAAGCACCTCTGATTTTTATCTACCTGAAGATTATGTAAACTGGTATTCAAGTCTAAAATATCCCGGCTCAACTTTTACTGCTTCGATTGTTAACCTAGATGCAAAAACTTCAGTGTGTGATAACCCGCCTTCTTCCGGGCTTGTGGGACAAAGGTATATCGATGCTACCAATATTCAAGAAGGCACAGTTATCGATATTTGCTCAAAAGATTGGTCACAAGGCGTAAATGATGCAATACAAAATATGGAACCATACGAAGAAATATTTCTAACTTATCTTCCATATACCGATAGCGTAAGGGTTTTTCTAGATGGTGTTGACACCACCTCCGGATGGTACTATGATTCATACAGAAATTCTGTAATCTTCGATGTTATACCGGATGGTGGTGTCTTGATAGAGGTCGCTTATTTAATTGATGAGATGTAAGCTTGCTATCCTATCAATCTAAAAGACTTACCAACACATCTAGTTGAGAACCCCCAATCACTATTATATTGTAGTGCAGCCATGTATGGTCGATTTATGTGAATGTGATCCTTATCCGGGTTGATACCCCAGCAACGAATTTTTGTATTTTCATTATTTGAATCTACAACTTCGACCAGCCAATAAGTCTTCCCCTTCTTGGTCTTTTTAACTACAATCTTTCTGGGGATGAACCAGCACAAGCGCAGTTCCTTATCAAATTCAGAAATCGGTGGAACTCCTCGTTGTGATAGCTGTTCAATAGAGTGGTTAGAAATAACCATACTAAGAGGGAACATTCCTGTGAGTTCTGCTTTGAACTGAATTATCTCATCGTCTGAAAAGTCACCCTCTTCTTGATATCTTTCAATATTTTCTTTCAGCTTTTTCTTACTTTTTGGGCGGTCAACAATGCATGCCGACCAAAAATGCTTACGCCCTGTAAACTGACTATCTACCAGAATATCAAGCGCTCCAGCCCGACATAGAGCATCGAGAGACTTTTTATTTAGCTTTCCATAAACTACTTCCTCTCTAAAAAGAAGATCTTCAGCATCTGAAAATGGTCGATGTGCTAGTGCCTGTGCAATTGCCGCGTCTCCAACGCCCTTAATTGAGGATAGAGGCTGAATAAGAGTCTTTCCATCTTCAGAGATCTCCCAAACCTTACCGGAGGTATTGATGTTTACTGGCGCAATATCAAATCCATAATTCTTAGCAATGTTAATTGTCTTTTCTTTTCGGCTCTCAGGCTCTTTATCCAAGAATGCGGCCATCCATTCAGCCGGATAGTGTGTCCAAAGCCAAGCACACTGATAAGAAATCATGCTATAAGCGACAGCGTGTGATTTATTGAAGCCATATCCAGAGAAATAACCAAACTTGTTCCACATGGCATTGGCATCATTTGTGGATATACCATTCTTTTCACAGCCATCAATAAATTTAATTCTCAGCTTATTGCGCTTATCGTCCTTTCCGGTGCCTTTCTTTGTCAGAATCTTACGAAGAAGATTACCTTCATCTAGTGTCAGACCACCAAGCTTATGTGCCAATAGTGCAATTTGCTCTTGGAAGATAAGAAATCCGTAAGTCTCCTGCGTGATCTCACGATGATCATCATTAAGATATTTAATTCTGTGAGGATTTGCCATCGCGTCAATATAATCTTCATGGACACCAGCAGCCAAAGGTCCGGGTCGATAGATTGAAGTAATAGCCGCAATGCCAATTATTTCTTTTGGCTTGGCTCGCAAACAGAATTTTTGTGCTCCCTCTTCTGTAAACTGGAATGTTCCTGACCAGTTGCCCCTTGCAAAAACATTATTATAAACCTTAGCGTCTTCAAGATTAATAATGTCAGGGTGAAGGTGCTGATCATAAAAATTCTTTATATCACCAAAAGATGGCTCGTCAATATCATGATGTCTACGTAGGATATGCTCGATAGCGCCCTCCATCATCTTAAGAGTAGAAAGTCCTAGGAGATCGTACTTGATAAAGCCCATTGGCTCCAGATGACGAACATTTTGCCCCTCTGACCATGGAGTCTGACGAACGCCCTTTGAGTTGATCAAAGGCATGCTGCTATCTAGATTTTCGCCAATAACAACTCCGCCCGCATGTCGGGAACAAGATCTGACTGAGCCCACCAGACCCTCAACGTGCTTCTTAACTTCTGGATACTTTGCTAAATAATTCTGGAGAGTATCAGAAAATTCCATGACTTCTTGCCATGTTGGTGCGTAAATACCAGCTTTAATCCCATGCTTCTTCTTGGCAAGAGGAATCGCCTCCTTAAGCATTGCATCTGTTACTTTATTTGCCTCCATAAACGGGATGCCATAAAACTTAGATATATCCTTAATTAAAGAGCGCAACTGGAGTGTGTTCCAATTAGAGATTGGAGCAACAGTATTCTCGCCCCACAGTTCCACCAATCGCTCCTTTAGAAGCATACTATCAGATACATCATAATCAATATCTGGGTAATCAGTGGCGTCAGAACGCAAGAATCGTGAGAATAGAAGTCCGTACTTGATCGGATCGATTTGAGTAATCTTTAGGGCATATGCTACAAGAGAGCCGGCACCAGATCCACGACCGGGACCAGTGAGCATCATATTATTTGCAATATCGCAAATAGACTTCATAGTAAGGAAATATTTGCTGAATCCTCTGTCAGAAATAACATCAAGTTCATGCTTGAGTCGATTAATATATTCCCGGTGCTTTGGGCCGATTGTCATTCTTAGTTGTGCTGGCCAACCCATGACTTCGCACAATCCGTCGAGTGCCAACTT